CAAACGTATGTCACATCGGTCAAATCACAGCAGCCAGAAACGGAACTATCTTAGCAGGTAGAATGACTTGCTTTGAGGCTCCTACTGGTGGTGATCCAGATATCAACGTACACTCAGCCACTGAAGGTACAGGTGTCGAAGATGGTGCGATTAGTAGTTTAACAGAAACATTATTGGTAAACGCAGGAGATGCTACATTGGGTAGTGTTGTTATATTTACAGCCGTACCTGCAGCCGATGAGTTTCTATACTTGACACTAGGGGATACAACAAACGCAGACTACACAGCAGGAAAGTTACTTATAGAACTGTTTGGTTACGAAGCGTAAGTAGGGGGATAACATGGCTGATGCAGTAACATCACAAACCCTCTTTGACGGTGACAAACACGTTGTTATGAAATTTACAAACATTTCTGATGGCACAGGTGAGTCAGCCGTTAAAAAGGTCGATGTCAGTGCATTGGAATCAGATATAAATGGCAATACTTGTACGAGTGTTGCCATAGAGAAAATCTGGTGGCAGTGCATAGGCATGAAGGTTAGAATGTTCTTCGATGCAACCTCTGACAAGTTTATAATAGAGTTAGGTGAAAATCAGAGTGGGTATCATGACTATAGTGAGTTTGGTGGTATAAAAAATAACGCAGGGTCTGGAAAGACAGGTGATATTGACTTTACCACTGTAGGTCACTCTAGTGCTGATACATATACCATCATTCTGAAGATGCGTAAAACATACTAAAGTGTTCGATCCAGTAACTATTTCGGCTGCTGTCGCAACAGCATCCACGGCATTTAATGGGATTAAGCGGGCGTTTCAGGCAGGTCGTGATCTTGAATCCATGTCGCAGGACTTGTCCAGATGGATGGGTGCTGTTAGTGATGTGGATGCAGCTCACAAATCTGCCAAAAACCCTACCATGTTTCGCAAAGTATTTGGAGCAGGAACCGTTGAGCAAGAAGCCATCGAAGCCTTCGCAGCGAAACGTAGATTAGAGGAACAACGCTATGAACTCCAACAATATATAAAGCTATCGCATGGCACTGCTGCCTGGGACGAGTTACTACGGATGGAAGGTCAGATACGAAAGCGAAGGCAGAAAGAAATATATGACAAGAAAATATTCAGGGAAAAGGTTATCGGCATTGTGGCACTTACCATTGTCCTTAGTGTTGGCTTGGCTGTTCTTGGTCTTTTCGTCTACACCCTTATGGGTTTCGACAGAGGATGGTGGTTATCGGACTAGGGATAAATGTGTTCGTAAACAAGGTGGTCAAGAAACATTTGAGTGGGTTTGTACTGATGGAACTATTATCTATGTGGCACAATCAGAGAATATTAAGCAATGTTTTACCTGTTTTCTAAAGAAGTTTAGTGATTGGACATGGGAACAAGAGATTAGACGAGGGGTTAGAGAAGACCCAAAGTACATAACCTGTAGGAGATATAAAAGAGTTATGGCTAAAAACGGACAGCAAGTATGCCTTTATAAAGGTGCAAACGATACATATACCCTAGTGGTTGAAGGAACCTGCCCAAATGAGTATCGTTGCAAATATGACCCGCACGGTAAGCCTCCTAACATTGATCAAGTTTTAGACAGCTTAAACGATAGTTTTAAAAAATGAAGACTCTTGTATTTGCATTGGTAATTTTAGAGGGAACACAGATTTACGATGAATCTTTACAATATGGGAGCATAGATAAGTGTAGTTGGTATGCCAATAAGATAAATTTTTACAATGAAAGACAAACAAGAAACACCTACTCAGCCTACTGTAAACCATTAGTGATTGAAAAGAATGAGGAATAATATTATAAATAGAAGAGATTGGAGGATCTAATGGCAGTTGTAACACCAGACTTACCAGAGATATTTGAAGAAGCCTTTGAGAGAGCAGGGCTTGAAATGCGTTCTGGCTATGACTTAAAGACAGCTAGGCGTAGCTTTCAGATATTAACATTAGAGTGGCAAAACAGAGGTATAAACCTTTTTACTATAGAATCTGGCACATTATCTCTGTCAGCAGGTACAGCCACATACACCATGCCATCAGATACCATTGATATCATTGAGCATACAATTAGAACAGGCACAGGAACATCACAACTTGATACAAATGTAAATAGAATAAGTGTTTCTACGTTTGCCCAAAAATCAAATAAGAATACACAAGGCAAGCCAACACAAATATTTGTACAAAGATTAGCAGGCTCTACGACAGTCACGTTACATCCTGTTCCAGACACGACATATACGTTAGCCTTTTTTAGGCTAAAAGGAATCGATAGTATTGCAACTGGTATAACAGGAACCACAACAAATTTTGTGCCACCACGGTTTGTACCATGTCTTGTATCTGGATTGGCGTATTACATAGCCATGAAGAAGCCAGAAGTTGCTGATAGAGTCGCAGGATTAAAACAAGAGTATGAGTTTCAGTTTGAACTAGCAGCAGGGGAAGACACAGAGACAGCCTCTATAAAGTTTGTTCCCTATAATACATTCTTCACGAGTGTCTAATGGCTTACGCTAAGGGAAAATATGCTTTTGGAATATGCGATAGGACAGGCTTTCGTTATAAAATGGAAGACCTTGTATACGAGTTTACCAATGGTAAAAGAAATGGTTTGAGGGTTGGAAGAGATGTAGTTGATCCAGATCATCCACAAAACTTTGTCGGTCAGATAAAGAGTGACGATCCTCAGTCCATAATTGATGCAAGACCAGACCGAACAGAGCCTTTAGAGTTATCTGTTGGTGTTGCTCAGTTTGACGACTTTGATTTAAAAATATCGCCAATCTTTGGTCTGGTTGGCATTGTCACGGTAACAACAAGCTAAGGAGATAAGATATGCCGATGAAAAGAAATAAAAAGGGTTATGTAGGTGGTGGAAAGATGAAGAAGAAAGGCATGGCTGCAGGTGGTAGAACCACTATGAAAAAGCAGATGATGCGTGGTGGTGGAGCCATGAAGAAAAAGGGCTACGCTATGGGTGGAGCCACAATGAAGAAGAAAATGATGAAGGGTGGTGGAGCCACAATGAGCCTTGCTAAGATAAGAGCTGCTGCTAAAGCTAAGGGATACAAACTAACTAAAGTCTAAAATATGCCTTATCTACAAAGTAACATCCCACATTTTAAATGTTGGGTACGGAGGGAGTATACCCATAATCATCAGAAGTATCATGGGGAGTTCCTTCACGCTATGGCTATTGCCGTGACAACAATGCCAAATAGATGTCTTAGTTTTCAAGTTATATTTACAGGCTGTGAAACCGATGACACGGATGAGCCTAATGTACATGGTGGAGCGATGTGGGCTAGAATGCCAATTACGGCTTTAGTAGCAGATACTCCAGTTGAGGAGTGGGCAGAACCCATGCCTGTTCACTATGCACAGCCGTGGGATTGTTCCTCCCTCCACCACGCTGTGTATGTTTTGGATAGGGCTACACCATGTCCTTGGTTAGCAAAGATAGGCAAAGACTTCTACCCTGCTAAGTATTTATTTACTGTGGACTATGTAGATAGTGAGATAGCCGATGATCCTGCACAACACAAGCAAAGTCATGTATTAGAGTTGCTAGACGCAGGTTCGTGGACAGGAAACATAGTAGCGTTGCCTAATAACAGAGTGCGTGTTACACATCCTGCATGGTTTGAAACAGGGGAAGGTCCTCCTGATTTCTTGCCATCACAACATATACACTACTCTAAGTCGGATTTAGATTATGTCTTGGATGTTAACCAGATTTTTGATAATCTATACGCACCCAATAAGAGCAAAAAATGAATTATACAGAAATAACAAATGCGATCAAGGAATATACCGATAACACCGAAACTACTTTTGTTAATAATATTCCTAACTTCGTCAGGCAAACAGAGGAAAGAATATACCGATCTATTCTTATCCCAGAACTTAGAAAGAATGTAACAACATCTCTGACCACGAGTAATAGGTTTTTAGCAAAGCCAACAGATTTCTTAGCTGTATTCTCTATTGCCGTTGTAGATGGCAGTAGTAATTATTCATTCTTACTCCCAAAAGACGTAAACTTTATACGAGAGGCATACCCTGCTACAGCAACATCAGGATTGCCTGTATATTACTCATTGTTTGATGGGGATAACTTTCTTATAGCTCCCACCCCAGACTCTACATATACAGTGCAACTGCACTATTATTACGATCCACCATCAATAGTTACGTCTTCTACATCATGGCTTGGTGATAATGCAGAGGCAACTTTGTTATATGGCACATTGGTAGAAGCTTATACATTCATGAAGGGCGAAGCTGATATAATATCATTTTACAAAACACGGTATGATGAAGCTATGGCAGGATTACAGCAACTTGCTGACGGCAGAAACAAAAGAGATAGTTATAGAAACGGTGAACCAAGGATAATGTAATGTTAATGGAATTACCAAAAACTCCTATAGTTAATGTACACACAACAGAGAACAGAGGTTTTACACCAGAAGAAATAGCCAAGAGATGTGCTGATAAAATAATAGAAGTGGGTGACAATGCATCGCCAGAGATTAGGGATCAAGCAAGGGCGTTTAAATTACACTTGGAAAAAGTTATAGCGTTTTACATGAAAGAAGCTATAAAATCAGACAGAACAACTATTTGCAATGCTATTAAAGATGCAGGTCAAGAAAAACTTGCAGAACACATAAGGAGATTATAATGGCTATATCACAGGCAATGTGTACGTCCTTTAAAAAAGAACTACTAGAGGGAAAACACAATTTTCTAAACAGTGGAGGTAATACGTTTAAACTAGCCTTGTATACATCAAGTGCGAGTTTAGGTGCTTCAACCACAGCGTACACAACAAGTAATGAAGTATCAGGAACAAACTACACAGCTAAGGGTGGAACCTTAACAAGAGTAGACCCAAGCACATCAGGCACAACGGCTCTTACAGATTTTTCTGATCTTACATTTAGCAGTGCTACAATTACTGCAAGAGGTGGATTAATTTTTAATGAAGACACTACTGGTGATACATCTGTATGCGTTTTAGATTTTGGAGCCGACAAATCATCATCATCTGGTGACTTCACTATTGTTTTTCCAACGGCTGATTCGAGTAACGCAATAATAAGGATAGCGTAGTGGCTTTAGTAATAGCAGATAGAGTTCGTGAAACGACAACGACTACAGGCACAGGCACGATCACTTTGGGTGGTGCAGTTACTAATTTTGAAACTTTTACTGCTAATTTGTCTAACTCTGACACAACCTATTATTCTATTGTTGATAATACAAATGGTGCATTTGAGGTAGGTTTAGGAACATTTACAGCCTCTGGAACGACACTAGCAAGAACAACAATTATAGCCAGTTCTAATAGTAATAGTGCTGTTGACTTTGGAGCAGGAACCAAAGATGTATTTATAACCATACCTGCTAGTAAGATGATTGTTAAGGACACTAATGGTAACGTAAGCATAGACGGTGATGTAACTGTAGCTGATGGCAGTAATGATTTCGATGTTGCTTCGCATGACGGAACGAATGGATTAAAATTAGGTGGAACACTAGTCACCTCAAGTGCAGCAGAATTAAACATATTAGATGGTAAAAGTTTTGTCGATGAAGACAATATGGCTTCTAATAGTGCTACAGCCATTCCTAGCCAACAATCTGTAAAGGCTTATGTTGACACACAGTTGACGGCAGAAGACTTAGATGTAACCACTGATAGTGGTACGATTGATATTGATTTAGACAGCGAAACATTAACAATAGCAGGTGGCACAGGTCTGTCTTCAAGTGCATCTTCAACAACAGTCACGATGGCAGTAGACGCTGCTCAAACAGGAATTACATCTTTATTAGCAACAGACATAAAAATTGGTGAAGATGATCAGACTAAAATAGATTTTGAAACACCAGACGAAATTCATTTTTATGCAAATAACGTAGAGCAAGTGTTTTTAGGAGATAATATATTTGGACCTCAATCAGACAGTGATGTTGATTTGGGGGCTACAGGGGTTAGATGGAAAGATGCTTATTTAGATAGTGTCACGGTAACAGATAATGTAACTATTGGTGGCAACTTAACGGTAAACGGCACGACAACGACAATAGATACAACCAACACGGTAGTAAAAGATAGCTTAATAGGATTGAACAACGGAGCAACCTCAAACTCTAATGATAGTGGTATTATTATAGAAAGAGGCTCTACAGGTAATGATGCTTTATTTATCTGGGATGAGTCTGCCGACAAGTTTGCTCTAGGAACAACCACAGATAACGCAAGTAGCACAGGTAACCTTAATATTACGACAGGCACACTCGTTGCAAATGTAGAGGGAAATGTGACAGGCAATGTAAGTGGAACAGCAGCCACCGTTACAGGAGCAGCACAATCAAATATAACCTCGCTAGGCACACTAACTACATTAACAGTAGATAACGTAATAATTAACGGCACAACGATTGGACATACTGATGACACAGATTTAATGACTGTTGCTAATGGGGTGCTTACAGTTGCAGGTGAGGTTTCTATGACCACGCTTGATATTGGTGGCACAAATGTCACCTCGACAGCAGCAGAGTTAAATCATGTTGATGGAGTAACGTCTAACGTGCAAACGCAACTAGATGCAAAAGCCACTAAAGGCTTTGCCACAGCGATGGCTATAGCATTGTAAAGGAGGTTGAATGGCACAAGATTTTGAAAGAGCAGTAGCGAAAGATAGTGCTAGTGACATTAATATAGGAACTACAGCAAGAGCAGTTTTTGACTCTGATTCTGACGATGCCATAGTAGGCATTAGATTAGCTAATGTATCAGATACAGTGCAGATTACTGTAGATTGTTTTGTAAGAACAGCCGCAGCAGGGGGTAGTGACTTAGATGTATATTTAATAAAAAACGCACCTATACCTGTAGGATCAAGTTTAGAATTAATAGATGGTGGTAGTAAAATAGTATTGCAGTCTGGGGATCAGCTATTCGTACAATCAAGTACAGATGCGACTTTAAATTGTTACGTTAGTTTTGTTGATGCAATTAGTACGTAGGAGTAATAATGCCTTATATTGGAAATGAATTAGCTGCTCAGTTTCAAGCTTTCCAAACACAAACCATAACAGGGGATGGTAGCACAGGCTATACGCTTGATAGAGCCGTAGCCAACGGCAAAGAAATACTTGTTTATATAAACAACGTAAAACAGGAAGAAGGCTCTGGTAAATCTTATACAGCTTCTGGCACTACGATTACATTTTCTGAAGCAGTAGCGAGTACAGACTCTTGTTACCTTGTGTATTTGGGTTTAGCTATGGGTACGGTAACAGCACCAGATAATAGTGTGGGTATAACACAACTAGCCGTTTCAGATG